TGGTGACGTCCAGCAGGCCGTCGTCCAGCGTGGTAGCTATCTCCGAATTACGTAAACCGAAAATTTTTCCCCAATATTATGTAAACCGAACGGGTGAACGGGCGAACATTTGAACGAAAGATAAAACACGAACAAATGAACGCAAAAAGCAAGGGCGAAGTAACAAAGGCAAGGTAACATAAATACTATAACATAAGTAATACATTTTGTATTTTTTAGAATATTTTTAAAATTTTTTGTAAATACTATTGACATATAATACATTTTGTAGTAATATCGTTATAGACAAGCAAAGATAATTTATATAGAATATTTTATCAAATTTGTTTGTCATTGGTTGTAAGAGGTTGGGAAATAATGAAATCCGTTTAGGGTTAAAGAAAAGGGAGTGACTGTCCTACCCGTTGGAATACGGAAAAACCGTCAAATAAATATAAATGCGGGTTGCTACCAAATAGCAAGAAAGAAGGTATAAAAATGAATGAACAAACAAGAAAGTATGAAGTAACAGTAAAAGAGAAAAAAGGAAGTTGTGACAATACGTTATTTGAAAAAATGGCAAAAAAGGGAGATATTACAGCAATTAAACTATCTGATGTTTTAGGTATGGTTGTTAAAATAATAGGATATGCAAAATGTACTATTGAAACAGACGAAAAAACATTTGATATTAATTATTTTGATACTGAAGAATACGGGCTAATATCAAGCGGAAGTGAAATTTTTGCAGAAAGTGTTTCGGATTATTACGGTGAAGTAGAAAATGTAAGGCTTACAGAAGTAAAAACAAAGAAAGGTAAAACATATAAAGCAGTACCAGTTTTAGGAAACAAGAAAGAAGAAACAAAAAACGACAAAGAAGAAACTACAAACAATGAAGATTTACCATTTTAATTATTTGTAGAAAGAGGGAATAAAATATGCCTAAAGTTAAAGAAATGAGTTCAGAACAGCAACAATTATTTGCTGAATTAAAAAAATTATCAAAAAGGGCTAATCAAAGAATTGTAAGGTTAGAACGTGAATTTCGGAAAAGATACTTGGGCTACAAAGAAATTAAAAGACAAGCTTGTAGCAGAACCGCTACAAGCTTGGACTAGTTCAGGGCGTGTAAGAGTTAATAAATCAATGACAATTACACAATTAAAGGCAACAATAAAAGCTACAAAACAATTTTTAAATTCAAAAACATCAACTAAAAGAGGAATAAAACAAATCAAGAAAACAACAATAAAAAGTTTAGCAAGGTCACTTGGAACAGATGAAGAAAGTATTACAGATGAAGAGGCAGAAACATTATATAATATGCTTTCAGATGATTATATGTCAGATATTATAAGATATATACCTGCTTCTGATTTTTGGGCTTTAATTGAGGACGCAAAAGAACAAGGTGATACAAAAGAAAGTTTTATATCAAGAATATCTGATTATATAACTTTTGGAAATGATAGTGATATGGTAACAAAATTGTCAATCATATATGAAAAATATGTAAAGTAAAGGATTAAATATATGTTGTATTATACAGAATATAACGGTCATAATGTTGACATAGTAGGAAGTAGAAAAAAAATTGATAATACTATATATTCATTTGATATTGAAACAACATCATATTTAATACTTGACGGAAAACAAGTTTCAGGAATAGAATATCAAAATCTTACAAAAGAAGAGCAAGAAAGGTCTGAATTTCGTTCTTGTATGTATATTTGGATGTTTTCAATTAATGATGTAGTATATTATGGTAGAACATGGGAAGAATTTAAAAAATTTTTAAATAGACTTGAAATGTATAGTAAAGAAAAGAAAATTGTTTTTATACACAATCTATCATTTGAATTTCAATTTTTAAAAGGTGTTTTTAATTTTACTGATGTAATGGCAAGAAAAAGTCATAAAGTAATGAGATGTTTTTTTGAAGATTATAATATTGAATTAAGGTGTACTTATATGATGTCAAATTGTGCTTTAAAGTATTTACCAAAATTATTTGATTTACCAGTAAAGAAACAAGTTGGCGACCTTGATTATACACTAATAAGGACGCCAAATACAGAAATCACAACGCAGGAGATGAAATATTGCGAAAATGATTGTCTAGTCATATATTATTATATCCAACGTGAATTAGAAACATACGAAAGAGTTGATAAAATTCCGCTTACTTCTACTGGTCATGTTAGACGTGAATTAAAAGAAAGAATTTCGGAAGATTGGAATTATAAAAATAAAGTTAAAAAAGCAATAAATACAGACCCACATATTTATAATTTATTACAAGACGCATTTGCAGGCGGATATACACACGCAAATTGGATTTATACAGATGAAATTATAAAAAATGTAGATAGTTGGGATTTTACAAGTTCTTATCCTTATATATTAGTTACACATCAATTTCCGTCAACAGAATTTAAAAAATGTTATATAAAAGATGTAAAAAATATGTCAAAAAGATTTGCATATATCATTGTAGTTAAATTTAAAAATATAAAATGTAAATATTTTAATAATTTTATATCACAAAGTAAGTGCAGAAATATAAAGGGCGGAAAATATGATAACGGACGAATAATTGAGGCAGAAGAACTTGAAACAACTATTACTGATATTGATTTTTATTTTATTTTACAATCTTATAATTGTCAATATGAAATAGAAGAAATATATTATAGTAAATATGATTTTTTACCAAAACAATTTATTGAATTTGTATTAGAAAAATATGTAAATAAAACAGAATTTAAAAATGTAGAAGGTAAAGAAGTTGAATATATGAAAGAAAAAAATAAGTTCAATTCATTATATGGTATGAGTGTTACGAATATGATACGTGATGAAGTTATTTTTGATAATAAAGAAGGTTGGTTTGAAAAACCGCTTACAAATACAGAAATAATTTCAGCTTTACAAAATGAAAAGAAAAAAGGATTTTTGAGTTTTGCTTATGGTGTATGGGTTACAGCTTACGCAAGAAGTAATCTTTTAAAAAATGTAATAAAATTAGATGAATATGTAATTTATTGTGATACTGATAGTATGAAATTGAAACAAGGTTATAATAAAAATGTTATTGAAGAATATAATAATTTTGTTCATAAAAAAATTGAATATGTTTCAAAAACATTAGAAATACCAATTGAAAAATTTTCTCCAAAAGATGTTTTTGGAGAAAGACATATATTAGGTGTTTTTGATAGTGACGGAAATTATAATGAATTTATTACACAGGGTGCAAAAAAATATGCAATAACAAAATGGATAAAAAAAGAAAAAATAAAAGATAATATGAATATAATTAAAATAGAAAATGAAAAAGCATTAGTTTTAGAAATAACAGTTGCAGGAGTACCAAAACAAGGTGCAAAAGCTTTAAAAGATTTATCAGAATTTAAAGATAATTTTGTTTTCAATTTTAAAGATACAAATAAAAATTTAGTTATTTATTGTGAAAATCAGAAAGAATTTTGTTTGACTGATTATCAGGGTAAAAGCTATAATGTAAATGATGAAAGCGGTTGTTGTATAGTTCCAACAACTTATGTTTTAGGAAAAGCACTTGAATATGCAAATTTAATTTCTGAAAATTCAAGTAAACGTGCAAGATACAAGGAGTGAAAATATGAAAGATTTAGATTATATAAAAAAATTTTCAAAAATTTCTATTTCAGGAATTTGCGAAAAAAATAAAATAAATAGACAAAATTTATTAAATAATAGAACAACACAAAAAAATGCAAAAATAGTACGTGAAGAAATAGAAAGCGAGATAGCAAAATTATATATAAAGGAAGATAAAGAAAATGAGTAATAAAAAACTTGTTAGATATAATCTTGATAATATTGATAAAATAGGTGCAAGATTTAATTTGATTTATGGTGAAAGGTCAAATGGAAAAAGTTATCAATTAAAACATAAAAAAGCAGTTGAAAAATATTTAAAAACTGGTAGAAGATTTATATTAATGCGTAGGTGGAAAGAAGAAATATCAAGCGAAAAAATAGAACAATATTTTCAAGATGTAGATGTTGAAAAATTGACAAATGGAAAATATAATTGTATAACATTATATAGAAAATGTTTATATTTATCAAAATATGATAATGAAACAGGAAAAACAAAAAGACACGAAAAAATAGGTTATGTTGTAGCTTTATCAACCGAACAAAATTATGCGGGTGCAAGTTATCTTGATGTTGATGATATAATTTTTGAAGAATTTATGTCACGTTCAGTATATATTGCAAATGAAAGTAATAAGCTTATGAATTTTTATGCAACAGTTGATAGAAAAAGACTTACAACAAGGCTTTGGTTAGTTGGAAATACAATTTCAAGGGTATGTCCTTATATAAACGATTGGGGTTTACATCAATTAATAAGTTCACAAAAACAAGGAACAATTAAAACAATTGATATAAAAGGTGTTGATGAAAAACCAATAAAAATAGCAATTGAATATTGTAAATCAACTGGTCAAAGTTCAGGAACAATAGGAACAAATGCAAACATGATAAATACAGGTGCATGGGAAACATCACCGCAACCACATTTACCTAAAAGTTATAATAATTATAAAGTTCTTTTTCGATTTGGTTTTCAATATCAAGGTTTCAAATTTTTATGTGAATATTTGTTAGATAAAGAAACAAATAAAAATCCAATATGGTTTATATATCCATTTTTTAAAGAATTTGAAAAAAATATAATTGTATTTTCAGATGTAATAAAAGTTTCTAAATATTGGCAACGTGATATATATAATATATCAATAAAAAATGAAAAAATAAGAAATTTATTAATGACTTTTAAAGAAAACAAAATATTTTATGCAAGTGATTTATGCGGAACTGATTTTAAACAAGTCATTGATTTTCAGATAAGGAGATAAAATATGATAAAAACATTGAAATTATTACTTGATGATTTAAAAAGAATAAATGAAGATGATACAATACATTATAATAAAACTAATATTAAAGCGTATATATTATATCTTGAAACAGCAATTGAAATTTTGGAAAAATTAAAAAATAAGGGGGATAAATAATGAATAGTCAGATTATATTAGCTCAAAATATTAATATGGATAAACAATATACAAATGTATTAAGTTATTCAGAAAGTCAAATGTTGACATTATGTAGAGAAAATCAAGTAGCAAGTGCAAATAATTATTCTTTTTTACGTGCAACTGGAACAATACTTGTAGAATTTTCTTATGCTCAATGCTTACAAGCAAATTATATTGCATTTCAAAATCCTGATTATAGTAATAAGTGGTTTTTTGCTTTTATTGATGATGTTATATACAAAGGAGATAGAAATTGTGAATTAAAATTTACTGTTGACGCATGGTCAACTTGGTTTGATAAATGGCAAAAGAAAACTTGTTTTATTAATAGACAACATACAAACAATGATACAATTGGTGCAAATACAGTTCCTGAAAATATAGATGTTGGAGAAGTAAAACAAGAATTTATTACAGAAGATTTAGCATACGGTAATGATTTTGGTTATTGGATAGCAGTTGCGAGTAACTGGAAAATAAAAGACGGTTCAACAGGTTTTGAAGTGTTAGATAGTGACAAAGGAACACAATTTGCAGGTGTTACAGTTTATGATAATACAGTTTTTGGTTCACAATTATTTTTAATACACATAACAAGTACATCTGATTTTGCAAATTTATATTTACTTATTGCACGTTCTAATATGGACGGTCACGTTGAAGATATACAAAATATTTTTGTATTACCTGATGTTGCAATTCAACAGAGTAAAATTGTTTCACATACTGCAAAAATGGGTGATGATTTATCATTTACATTTTATACAATGAATTATGATTTATCACCTGAAAAATTTAATACTGTGATAAATAAGATAACATCTTATAATGATTATACACCTAAAAATAAAAAATGTTTTGTTTATCCTTATAATTATTTACTAGTAAGTAACAATCAAGGTAGCAACAACATATATAAATATGAAGATTTTACAACCTCAAATTGCGTTTTTGAAAATCAATTCTCAATTGCAATTGGTGGAAGTGGTAGAGTAGTTCCAAAAAATTACAAAGGTATGGAAACAAATGATGATGAGGCATTACCACTTGGAAAATATCCAACATGTGCATGGTCAAGTGACGCATTTACAAACTGGCTTACACAAAATAGTGTAAATCTTGCTACAAGTTTGGCACTAACAATTGGAGGTGTCGCAGGTGCGGTTGCAACTGGTGGTGCAACATTGCCTGTTGCAGTTGCAGGTGTAACAAGTGTAGCGGGTAATATTGCAGGTACAATTGGTCAATTTAGGCAAGCAAGTTTACTTCCTAATATTTCAGGTGGTCAAGCAACTGGAGATGTAATATGGTCATGTAATAGAAATTTGTTTTCATTTAGACAAATGAGGGCTAAAACTGAATATATGAGAATTATTGATGATTACTTTACACGTTTTGGATATGCTGTAAAAAGATTAGAAACCCCAAATATAACAGGCAGAAGATATTGGAATTATGTAGAAATAGGTTCATCAGAAGAAATTGGATATGGTGACGTACCTTCAAAATATATGGATATAATAAATAACGCTTGTAGACGCGGTGTAACAATTTGGCACAATCATGCAAATATTGGTAATTATTCTTTATCAAATACAATTGTATAATTTTTATAAAAAAAGAGGCTTAATGCCTCTTTTTTATTTTATACATTTGGGTCAACTGGTATAACATCTCCAAAATCTTTTACAAAGATTAAAAATGGGAATAAGTATACATCTTCATAACTAAATCCTGCGTCATATGGAATTCTTATAACAATTTCGCCAGTTGTTTTAATTGTAAATGATACATCATTCATTGATTGACCATTTGAATATACGAAAAATCTAAAACCAGCAGGTGAAATAACAATATCACTTTCAGGTCTTAAACCTGTATCATTTGATGTAATTATTATATCTTCATTTCCAAATCTCGAACATCTGAAAACTCCATATATTTTACATAATGAACCATCACTATTTTTTGCAATTTTTAATGGTGCTGAACCTCTAGGAGATATACTTCCATTTCCAGTATGCGTAACAGCTAAATCAGATATTGATGTTAGATTAAAATTATTTATATTAGCTTCATTTTTTAATGCTTTATTCAAAGCTGTTGTTGCTGTTGCATTTGCTGTATTTGCAGATGTTTGTGCGTCATTAGCAGATGATTGTGCATTTCCTGCGTCCTGTAATGCAGTATTTGCTGTTGTACTAGCTGTATTTGCTATTGAACTTACACTTGCAACATCATCTGCATTTCTTTTCATTTGTGTATCAATTTTTAACATATCGGCGTTATAATCACCTAAATATGTTGGTTTGTCACTTCCTATATATTGTGACAATTCATAATTTTGTGTTTTATTTGTACTTGCCATTTTAAAAACTCCCTTCATATTATAATATTATTTTAATTTTGAGGCATAAGCATAATTTTCCCGTTTACGTCAAAATTATATGCTGTTAATTCTTTATTATCAAATTCAGTTGCGGTTAATTCTAAACTATCAAATTCGCTACATGAAATAGCATTTTGTCTTAAAATTTCGTATACGTCCATAATAACAACTGATATATTTTCAACTAAACCGTTTGTTGGATTGTATGCCTTAACATCTCCTAGTTCTATTCTTTGTATTTCAGCCATTAAATCAGCACGCAAATTTGCAATTTGATTGTTAAATACTGTTTGATACTCTGATAATAATCTAATTACTTCATTATAATTTTGCTGTAATGCTGTATTTACATCATTTTTAATAGATGTTTCAAAATCAGATAATGTTGTTGCAATATCAATTTTTAATTGTGCAAAATCATTTTCTAATTGTTTAACTGTATCAAATAAACCTGAATATTTTTCATCAACTGCTTTTATTTGTTTATCAAAATATTCAAATATTTTACATAATATTTCATAATCTGTTAATGCGTCAAAATCTTTTTCAATAAATGGAAAATTACGCAAAACAAAAAATCTAAAATTATTGAAACCATTATTACAAAACATTTTAAAATCTCCTTTCTATAATAATTGAAAAAATAAACAATCTAAATCTTTAAAAATTAATGTATAAACGCTTTTTAAATTTTCTTGAAATTCTTTATAAATTGATATTTTATCAGCAGGACTTCTTTTAATTACTTCATTATAAATATTTTTATCATTACTGTTTGAAATTCCTTCTGATGATGAATTATCAGAACCATTTGAAGTATTTGTATCATAATTATAATCCGTAACGTAACTACCATTACGTAAATCTGAAAGTTGACTTTGTGGAAGTTCAGAATTACGTCTATCTGATATTTCAGTATTATTTGTTGTTGATTTATTTGTTAGTGTGTTTGAGGTATCAACTGTTCTATCATCAGTTCCGCTTTTTTCTGTAATTTCTCCGTCATTTAAAATATCCCAGTTTTCTATTGCGTCAAACATTTTATTATACATTGGCATTATTTCATTAAGTTTTACATTTAATTGAATTTTAAATGCTGTCAATGTTTCAAAACCTATTCTACGCATTAAAAATTTATTAAGTATCATACTTTCAAAATCTTCTTTTTTTATATTATTTGTTAATGGATAATCAAAATCAAAAATTTCAGTACGTCCAACTTTTGCTAAATCTTTTATTTTTGTTTTATCGTCTTTACCATAATTTACAATACTTTCTAAAATACTATAAATTGTTGGCGGATTGTAATTGTTTGTAGGAAGAATAGGCGGATAAAACATACTTATTAAATAATCATTGTAAATCATCTTCAATTCCCCCTTCATCTTCAAAATCATCTTCAAAAATTTCTTTTTCTGATGTTGGTATTCCGTCATAATATTTTACTTTAATATTAGTATCAAATTTTTTATTGATTTCTTCAACTGCTCTTTGACGTGGTTCAAATCTTGAATATCTACTTGCAATAGTTCCGCCTTGCATTGCATATATTTCATCTTTTATATTTCTTTCTTTTTTCTGATATGATAAATTTGAAATACCAATCAAACGTAAAAATTCGTTCCAGTCTTTATCTTTGTGCATATCAATTTTATCTGCAACAAATGGTGCAGGTTCTAAAACAATCTGAATGTCGTCAAGGTCTAAATCTTCATAAGTTGCAACTAAATTTTCAAAACTGTCTACATTATTAATCATGGCTTTTAGTGATTGTTCTTTTTCTTGTTTTGTTTTCCATATTCTTGGTGTTTTTTGTTGTGCAATATTAATATCAATTGTTCTAGTGTCTAGTGCCAATCTTTCAGCGTATTGCAAAATATCAAGCCATAAAGGATAACGTCCGTTATTATCATACATTATAACAAATTCATCTCTTTTTAATGTCCTTGTATATCCATTCATTGATATTACTTGTATTGTATTTGGTCTACCGTATACATCTAAAGTTCCAATACTTGTAAATGGTAGTGCTAAAACTCCCATTACTTCATCTTTAAAAAAAGCAACACAACCTTTTCTAAGTAATTGTTTGTTTAAATATGAAACATCTATAAAATCAGGTAAATTTGTAAATTCAAAAACATTTTCAGCAAGTGTCAATAATTGTCTTTTATACATTTCGTATGTTTTAAAGTTTCCTAATTGACTACCAATTAATTTACGTTGCATTTTAATTACTCCCTTCTTTTAAAATAAGGTAGCTAAAATTTTATTTTTTTCAGCTACCTTTTTATTGTTTCAATTATGCTACTGTTATTGTTGCATTAGCTGTTTTTGATGTATCATATACAGATGTTGCAATAACTGTTATTGTTGTTACTCCTGTTAAATCAGCAGGAACAAATAATTTTCCTGATTGTGTAATTGTTACACCTGCATTTTCTGATGTTTCATCAACACCCCATGTAACAGCTTTATTTGCAAATCCAGTTGTTACAACTGTTGCAGAAAGTTGTAAATTTTGACCTTTGCTTACAGTTGCAGTTGCAGGACTTACAGAAATACTTGTTACACTTTGACTATCACTTGTAAATACAGCCCCGTTTTCAAATGGAGATGTTGAGAAAACTCTCCAAGCGTGTAAGAAATGATTATTTTCTAAAGTAGTTGGATTATAAAATTCTGTTTGTTTTTGTCCGCTTTCTGTATCTAGTGCATAGTCATAATCCATAAACCACTCACGTGATATTAATACAGCAGGTATTGTTGCAAGTTGTGTTAATTCAGCACTTGTAAAATCAACAAAAGCACTTCCTAAAAGTTCAGTTAGTCTGTTTGTATCATGTGAATTAAATGCGTCTATTAATACAAGTCTTGATTTCATATCTGCTTCATCTCTAAAGAATGAAGTTGCTAATACTTCAGTTGAAAAATCAGCCTCAAAATCAGTATTAATTATCATTATTTGGTCATCAAAAGATGTTGCCCTTCTAACTCCTGCAGGGTTATAATTTGGACTTCTGAATGTCATTTTATTTGATATTGATTTTAAAGCAGAAACTCTTTGACGTGGTGTTAAATTATCATAATCATTTATTTTAACAGGTGTCATTGTTCCGTCTAAAATTCTTCTACATAACATATATTTATCAACAATATAAGTATCATATTTTAAACTTTCATATAACATTGAAATTGCATTATCAATAAAATCGAATAAACTATCTTCACTATCAAAAGCCATTGCAAGCTGACTATCAGATGTTGTTGTTTGATAGAATTTTTGAAAATTTACTTCATGTATATAATTAAATACATTTGGAACAACTGTTTCTAAAAATCTTTCTTTGTTATCAAAGTTTTCATTATAATCGTAAACATTGCACAAATCGTTTACTAATTCTCTAATTTGTTGACCAAATCTTAATGTTCCCCTCTTTGTAAAGTTCCATGGGTTATCCCAACCATTTCTCTTAATTACTGTAAGCCCAATAAGGTTTACTGTATTTATGAAAGCATTTCTATATCTTTCATTATTTATAATTATTTTTCCAATAGGTGCTATTGATTGACCTTGAACTGGTAAATCAATTTCGCCTTTTAGTTCTGGTGTTACATTTATTATATAACTTAATAATTCTGCACTAGTTTTGGCAGATAATGATGTTTTACTAGCCATTATAAAAAACCTTCTTTCTTTTTAAATTTTTTGATAAATTAAATTTCTTTAATGTCAATGACTTCTTCTTCTTTTAATTCTTCGTTATCTTCTTTTTCTTCGTCATCTTCTTTTACTTCTTCGCCTTTTAAAAATCTTTCTTTGTATTTAGCTTTTAAATCTTCATACTTGATTTTTAAATCTTCGTAAGCATCTTTTTCAATCATACCTTCTTCGTTGCCTTCAACAAAACTATCTTCAATATCTTCTAAAAGTGCAATTTGTGTATCTTCATCTGATACTACCTCAACAATTTTGTTTTTCAATTCTTCTTTACTTAACTTCATTGTATTTTGCCTCCTCTCTTTCTAATTTTTCACATAATTTTGTAAGTGCAATGGTGTTATTGTTTAATGCCTCTTTAATTTCATCTTTAAATGCGTTCATCTCTTCTGTGTGCTTTTTATTGAGTTCTTTTGTATCTTCCCTGTTGTTATCTGTAATGTATTTTACATACAATGCCATACAAATACATGCTACAATAGGGAAACAATAACTACCTAATAATGTTGCAATATCCATTTTTAACACCAACCTTTCTTTTGTTGATTTCTATTTTATTATAAACACTTTTTTTATTTTTTGTCAAGAAAAAAACAGGCAATCTTATTTTACCTGTTTTTTTCTTAAATTATTCGCATATAATACCCATGGAAACCTTTTCTTACTTTTAAAAAATACTGGTGTTGGTGGTATTACTCCCCCTAAAAATTCAAACCATTCTTGAGCTTGTGTACCTCTTTGAGGTTGATTTGGGTCTGCTGGTCTTTCATAATTTGCTAAAAAAGCTAAACCTAAATTGTATGGACTATCCGTACTTTGTGTAAAATCATAAAATGAATAATTATATGTTGACGTTGCTATCCATTGTATATTATTTGATACTTCATAAATAATTCGTGATAAATTATTATCCATTGTTGAAGGGTCGCCACTAATCCAATCAGTATATTTAGTATATGGCGTCCATTGTACTAAACCGTAACCGTGTCTTTCAGGATTTCCGCCAACTCTGTCACTTTCCCAACGTCCGAGGATTTATCGAACTTTCTGATTGCATATTACCTAATATTCCAGCAACAGCATTCATTGTCCAACCCTGTTGTCTTAAATATGCCCAAATATAAGTTGCGTTTACTTCCATTTGCGAACGTGTCAAAGCTTGAGAACTATCGTAAGTATTACCACAATAATTACCAAAAGTGCCTTGTCTTTGTTCCAATCCCATTATTTAATATATTCCTTTCCTTGATAATATCCTGCAACATATCCAGAAGGAATTTTTAACCATATATCATTTCCAATATTTATTATATTTTGACAAGTCACAACAGTACCTTTTTTTAAAACTGCATTTGTTTGATTATATGCGTGTTTTTTTCCGTCTGTTGTTAATTCGTTATATTTTTTTATTCCATTGTTTGTTCCTGCTCCATATCTCACATGCAAATCAACTTGTAATGTATAATTCTTACCTATAATATATTTTGAATTATGCACAGAATTTTCAACATCTTCCACATCATATTTTGTTAAATTATTACTATTAATTATTGACATTATTGTATCAATATATGTTGGACTTGTAGCATATCCGCCATTTTTTATTGCTGTAATACAATCACGCGGACTTGATGTGTGAATAGCACTTGCATATCTTGATAAACCACAAATTAAATCAAAATAATCTGAAATACTTTCTTGTAAACTATTATAAGCTCTAAAACAAGCATTTATATTTGTGTAATTTATTCCGTCATAACATTCTTTTGTATTTGCATTATAAACTTTACCTTTCCAATTTGATGTTGCTTTTATTCCAAATATTGCATTTGCTTTCATCATTATTTGAGCCTGTCCGCCAACCACTTTCACATATAGCTTGAGCAATTACAACTGATGAAAATAAAGGATTTCCTCTTTTTTTATTTTCAGCTTGTACCATTGGTGCTATTGTAGGTATAAAATCAGATTTATTCATTTTATTTACCTTCCTTTCTAGCAATTCCATTTACAACATAATTTTCTTGCTTAAAATCTTTTGCTTTTCCTATAAAAGCTAAAATCATTGTCTTTTCCATATTCTCAATCCTTCCTTTCTTTTTTAAAAAATCTTATTAAGGCATTGTCAATATGATGTTTTATTATTTCTATATTAGATGTAAATGTTAGATTATCTTGCCAAATATGATAAAATTCTACACCTTTTATTGTTTGACTATCTCTAAAATCTATCACTTGACAACTAATATATATTTTATATGTTTTTATCTTAACATATTCAACTTCAATTGTCAAAAATTCGTAAATCTCTTTTAGTTTATCTTCTATTTCTTCAACCATTTTTTCACCTTCTTTACAATATTCTCTATTTTTTCTAATATTCCATAAATAATTAATGCTATAATTAAAATTATAAAACATATAAATTCTTCAAAAAATCTTTTCATTTTTATTCTCCTTT